GGTCTTTGGCAATGTCACAACCTTTCTCAACTGCTATGGCTGTAGCTCCAAGAGCTAACCAAGCTGTGTTTGATACAGCGCTTTTGATTTTATCTAACATGATATTCTCCTATGATTAGTTATACATAGAGGAAAAAAGCCCTACCGAAGTAGGGCTTTATTTTCTATTGTTCCAACAGACTGTTTAATCTTGCGTAGTAGTAGCTTATTGTTTCTCTATCCTTAAGTAATGCAATAGCATCTTCTTTAGACATATATTCAGTTAGCCTTTGATTTGGCATTATCAGTTCATTATCATTGTAGATGGTACCGATATACCAACCAGCAACTGAACGCATTACAACTGGCTCTGATATATTGTTAGTAAAGACTATATCTTTAATGTCTTTTAGTATTTCCATAATGTTATCCTTTATGTATGATTAAGGCATAAGTGCCATACATAGAGGAAGTATAAAGACATAAGTACGCTGGCGTACTGTATGGATTTATATTAGTTACTCTTCCTGAGCAGGGGTGTGTGAGTGTAGTGTACGAACACAGGGTAGGCTCGAAGAGTCACTACGGGTGGGCCATAGAGACGGGTGAGCAGAGCGAACACCGAGCTGTTCAATGGAACGTCAACTCAACGGTTGAACTCAACCTAGAACAGATGGCACAACCCGATTACAAGGGGGGTACTTGTAATATGTTCCTCTCACTCGCATTCTAGTTACAATTTCGTAAGAGTACTTGAAACTAATGCTCATATAAAGCGTTGTATTTATGAACTTAGTATTATTAACTTAAAGCAAGTTATGAAAAACAACCCTAAAAGAGAGTATGAAGTATTCAACATGGTAACTCGTGAATGGGAGACAAAGGTCATGACAGATGAGGAATATCTGGAATTTGTAGAGACATCTAAAAAAGATGCAGACGAGATAAATGCTGAATATGAGATAGTGACAAGGATAGTATCTCAAAATATGGGATTACCAACTCCGCCAATTGAGAGTATGGATTAATACATAGAGATATATATATAACCATATAGCTATATGGCCATATAGCTCTATGTACATATAGCTAAACGTGAAGATTAAAAGAAGAATCAATGGAAAAACTGGTAAATATCCAGTATATACAAAAGATGAAGCTATCAAAAAGAAGCTTGATTTTATATATTGGAGACAGGCAGAGGTTGGAGATTGGGCATTAACAGATGATGACTTCGTATCTGAATGCTATGATAGAAAGAATTACACAGATAAGAACGGAAAGGTTAAAACCTTTATTAAACTTACCTGTGGTGTGGGTTGGGATAGTGGCTTTTCTAAAATAAATTTTTTGGAGAATCAAAAATATGGAGTATACAGCAAAACAAACCCAAAAAGAGACTGGGCATCTGAAGAATCTGGGACGACTAGGGCTAAGAATACTGTACAGACTTATGCGAATATGCTACTTTCTGATGGTAGGGTTGACTATTCAGTTCTCGGACAAATGTATAGACCTGATCAACAAGTGCCAGAAGCAACCGTTAGGAGATTTCTTAAACAAAAAGTAGCAAAGAGAATGGTAGAAAAGAAAATAAAAGAACTATTAAGCGATAAAGCCATCAATAAAGAATTTGCAGTAGATAATATTATTCGTGCTTTACAGATGGCTGAATCAAAAGGCGATGTAAATAACTTTTTAAAGGCTAATGACTATTTAATGGATTTATTAGAAATGAAACCTAATAAACAAATGATAACAGACACGATACAAGTGGATATGACCAAGCAAATAGCGGATACAATAGCTAAAGAAGAGAAAAAGTTGACATTGCAAAGGAAATCCGAGAAAAATGAAGCAATTGAATGATGTAGAAAGAGAATATGAAGGTTCAAGTGATAGTCATATGCAAAATCAACAGCTAGAAATAGCAATAAGGGCTTTACATGTAATTGCTGTAATGGGCGATGAAAAGAATGCTAATATTACTAATATAGCTATTGATGCCTTACGTGAAATGGAGACATATGGCTATCTATACGAACATTTATCGCTAGATTACGATTAATTGTTTGAATTATGCAGTATTAAAGGCAATAGATGCCCATTTGCTGGAAAATATAAAAATAATGTACATTGTGGGCTTGAAAAAGGCGATATTACATCAACAATGGTAAGTAACATGAAAAAATGCCCTTGGAAGCCTAAGAAACGTGGCAGACGATAGAAAATACATACAAAATAAGTTAAAAAAGAACATGATTATGTTTGGTAAGGTTATTATGACCAATATGTTCTCTGCAGCTTCTCCAGATTTCCATTATAAGATAGCAGACGTAATTACAAACAATAATAAAAAACAAGTTAATATAATTGCTCCACGTGGTCATGCCAAATCTTCCATTGTTGGGGGCGTATACCCTCTCTTCCACATCATGAATGACGATGGAGCAAAACTTATTGTGTTGGTCTCAAGAACTCAAGACCACGCCATCAAACTCCTTGGAACTATCAAGGATACTATAGAGTACAGCGAAACCTTCAGGCAAATCTATGGATATTGGGGCCAACACAGTGCTAAACAATGGTCAAAGACAGAGGTAGAGCTAAAAGACGGTTCTATGATAATATGCAAAGGTACTGGTCAGCAGTTACGTGGTATTAAGGTAGGTAGTCAAAGACCTACGCTTATTATAGTAGATGATCCAGAAGATGAAAACAATACAAAAACTGCTGAAGCTATGGAACAAAACCTAAGATGGCTATTGCAGAGTGCTGTGCCATCATTAGACCCTCAAAAAGGTAAGATTATTGTAATTGGTACGCCACAACACCAAAGATGCATGGTGGAAATACTAAAAGAGATGGAAGGTTGGGTGAATATGCATTTTGCACCTGATTTAGACAATGAAGTTGCATTGTGGGAAGAATGGCAACCTATATCAAAGCTTATACAAAAGAAGTCAGAACTAGAATCCATAGGTAGGTCTAGTGTATTCTATAGAGAGTACATGTGCCAGATAGTTGGCGATGAAGACCAGTTGTTTCAAGAAAAATATATACAATACCACGATTATGAATTAAAAATAGATAAAGCAGGTAAACATTATCTTCAAAATGATAAGAAAGAGATACCTGTCAATGTGTTTATGGGGGTTGACCCTGCTTCTTCGGTACGCAAGACGGCAGACTACTCTGTAATCATGCCCGTTGCGGTAGACGAAAACAATAACAGGTATATTCTCCAGTATTACCGCCAAAGGGCAACTCCCATGCAATTAGCTGAAAGTATAATAGAGTATTTTAAGATATTTAAGCCTGTAAAGGTGCGTGTAGAAAGTGTAGGCTATCAAGAGATGCTACGAGAATACTTAAAACAACGATGCGATGAAGAAAAGATATTTATATCAGGTCTTGAGATAAAAGAAAGCCCTAGAACCAGTAAATCATCAAGATTAGAGACCATGCAGCCTTATTTTGCGCAAAAAAAGATGTATATGCTTAAAACTATGGATGAATTACGTGACGAGCTTTTGCTATATCCTCGTGGTAAGCATGACGATCTTTTAGATGGTCTCTTTTACGCAATGAAAAAATGTTACATTCCGTATCATAAAAGTGTTGTAAAAGAAAATAAAAAGTCTTATAATACAGACAATTTGGACGATATAAGCTGGAAAATAGCTTAAATTGGAACAAATTAGTTAAAGTAAACGTTTAAGCAGATAAAGTTTTATTTTCTACATTGCATCAAGACATAAATAAAGATATAGACGTACAATTAACCCAAGATTTATTATCTGACTACGCATCTTCTCGTGAAAACTGGGTAACTCAAGCTGTTGAGGATAATGAGTTTAGAAATGGGAAACAATGGACAGATGAGCAGGTAACAGCATTACGAAAGCGTGCACAAGAGCCATTAGTGGTTAATGTAGTACATTCTGCAGTAGAACAAGCAAAAGCCATGCTTACTGCAAATAATCCAAAGTTTCAATCAACAGCAAGAGAAAATAGTGACGCTAAGGTCGGCAGGATGTTTTCCGATCTAATGGCTTACATCTGGGATCACTCCAATGGCAATGTAGAGTTAAAACAGGCGATTGACGATTACTATGTAAAAGGCATGGGAGTTATGATGGCTTATATAAATCCCGATGCCGACTTTGGCGCAGGTGAAGTAAGCATAAAAGCCATAGACCCTTTAGAGTTATTTATAGACCCTAGCAGTAAAGATCCTTTTTGCAGAGATGCTGCACATATAATAGTTGGTAAAATAGTAACACAAACTCAATTGATTTCAATGTATCCAGAGTTTGAAGGCATTATACGCAATAGCAGTGAAACAAGTTATCTAAATACTGCATCTGATTCAAGACATGCTCTAATGAATGAGGATGTTACATTAAAAAGAAGGCTTACTGGTCAAACAATAACGGATGAAAGAGAATTAGAGCTATTTGAAAGATATACAAAAATAAAACTTCCTTATTACAAGATATATGACCCTTTAAGCGATGAACAAAAAGTATTAAATGAAGTGCAATATGAAGAATACAAACAAGAACCTATTGTAATTGTTACTAATGCAGCTGGTCAAAACGTATTTACAGATAAAGCTAATGTAGGTCAATATATTGAAATAGCAAATCAAGTAGGTAGTACTTACCACTTGATGCAAGACCCTATGACAGGTCAGCCAACTCCAATGGAAGGAGAAGAGCATGAAGGCTCTATTCCAAATACGACAACTACAATAGATATATTAACTAAAGAACATTTAATAGAAGATGGTGGTATCTTAGTCAATGAAATAGAAATAACTCAAATACAGCAATGCGTAAGCGTAGGTGATGATAAATTATTTTTAGCTGACTTGCCAATAGAAGAATATCCAATAGTGCCTTTCATGAATGGATTTAATAGAAATCCTTATCCTATGAGTGATGTAAGATTAGTTAAAGGACTACAAGAGTATATTAATAAAATACGCTCCTTGATTGTTGCTCATGCATCTAGTTCTACTAACGTAAAACTTTTAATACCTAGAGGCAGTATGGACAAAGCTCATTTAGAAGCTGAATGGGGAAAAGCTGGTACAGCAGTTATTGAGTTTGACCCTGAACTAGGTCAACCTATTGTTGCTGGGCCTGTACCACTACCTAATGAATTATACAAAAATGAAGCAGATGCAAAAGCAGACATAGAAAGAATATTAGGAATCTATGCTATGATGCAAGGAGGTATGGGCAATGCACCTCAAACATTTAAAGGTACAGTTGCATTAGATGAATTTGGTCAAAGAAGAATTAAATCTAAGAGAGATGATATTGAAGAGTGCATTAATCAACTAGCAAAAGTAGTAGTTGGTCTTGTGCAATATGTATATACAGATCAAAAAGTATTTAGATTAATGCAACCTAATAATAGACCATTAGAAATGGAAATTAATAGCCCTATATATGACGATATTGGAAACTTAATGGGCAAGATAAATGATATTACCATAGGTAAGTATGATGTAGTGGTTTTATCAGGTTCAACTCTTCCATCTAATCGCTGGGCACGGTTTGAGTACTATATGCAATTATATCAAAGTGGTCTTATTGACCAGATAGAAGTATTAAAGCAAACTGATGTTGCTGATATGGAGGGGGTACTAGAACGTGCTGGTCAAATGCAACAAATGCAAGCACAGATACAACAGCAGACAGAAGAGATTAAAAATCTTAAGGGAGATCTTCAGACAGCGCAAAGAGAGTCTTTACACGATAGAAAGCGTGTAGAAGTAAAAGAATTTGAAAAGAAACTTGCTAAAGCAGAAGCAAAGGTTGAAATGGCACAGAAGCTATATCAGACTCGTCTTGCAGATGAGCTTAAGATAGCTAAAGAAGATATAGCAGAATTTGATGCACGTAGAAACGAGCAAAGGCAAATGAATGAAGAAATGTTAAGGTTGGAGGAGTAATGAGCGTTTTTGATATTAATTTATTAGCAGATATTAGTCGCCCAGAAACATATGGTGGATCTGGTGAAAATATTTATGGACACAAATACGGAAAAGATGAATTTGATAGAAGAGTGCAAGAAGAATTAAATAGGGCTTATAAGCTTTATGAAAATGGTGAAATGACTAATGATGAGTTTAAGTATATAGAAGCCTCTTTTGAAGAGCTTAAAAAGAAAAAAGAAAGCTTAATAAGTAGAAATGCTACATTTGGTTTTGCTCCAACAACTGATGAAGGCGTTGCTAAAGGCCAACCTAGATATAAATTAATGGTTATGCAAGATAAATTAAATCCATTTACAAAAGATTTACCTTCTGGTGACACTATGGGTACAAAGGATTTTAGATAATGGCTGATCAAGTTAATAATGAAGCTTTAGGTAAATACATGAGAGATAGTGCTTATGTATGGCATAATATGATGGGTGGAGGTACAGCAGGTGCTTTTATGAAAATGCTTAGTGGTGGTTTAGTAGATCATTATGTAGAAAACGATGAAGGTTTTAGAGAATTTGTTAATTCTCAAGACCCTTTAGATAAAATGCAAGTTATTAGAAAATATAGAAAAGATGATAGTGGTTGGCAATTTGCTGATACAAATGAAGAAATAATGGAAAAATTAAAAAGACACGGTTTAGCATAATTATGGTTAATGGCATGTTTAAAAGAATGCTTGATAAAGTAAGGTTTGTTACTCAAAAGAAACAAATAAGCGAAACTTATTTTATGGATGAAAGACAGATACCATTAGTAACTGAAAAACCTGAAACTATTGAAGAAGAGATTGTGAGTACTAAAGAGGTAAATATTAAAGAAGAAAGAGAATCAAAAATTTATAGTGGTAGTAGCGCATGGAATTTGGATAGCGATATTTTACAACCAAGTGCTATGTTTACTAAAGGTCTTCCTAAAAAAGGAGACACTTTAACAATAAAACATTTTCAATAATGAACGAATATTTAAAAAAATTAATGTCAGGATATTATAATTATACTCCTCCTCAAACTTTTATGGGGAAAAAAATGGCTCATTATTCTGACAATATAAATACTGGGGCTAACAAAATGCTATCTAATTATTATAATTTAGGTTATGAAGAGCCTATTGGAGTTATTAGCCCAGATTCTGTTTATGTAAAGCCCTCAAGATTTTATCAAGAAAAAAACTTTGAACCATCTTTGTATAAGCATGGAAGAAGTCTTCTTGATTATGTGCAAGAATTGAAGAAAGCGGTTGCTGGAAATAACCAAATCGCAAAGGAAAAGTAATGGAGAATATCATAGAAATGCGTAATGCTGGTGATGCACAGGTAGAACAAGCTGCTGTACAAGTAGAGCAACCTACTATACCTACAGAGGAAGTACCTGTAGAAAATGCTACAGGTGTGGATCAACCAATTACGCAAGAAGCAACACAAGAAACTTCCTCTAAAGACGACTCAACTCGTTTTGAATATTGGCAATCACAAGCTGACAAAGCCAAGGGTGAACTAGGACAGATTCGTAAAGAACTGGATTATTATAAGAATAGTCTTGCTCCTGTTGAGCAGATGATTCGTAATAACCCACAAGTTCTTGACCAGTTAGAACAGACACCCTCCAATGGACAATCTCAAGCATACCCTAATGGATTGCAAGAGACTTCATTGAAGGAGCCATCAGCACCTGAAAGACCACATTCATACAATGAGGTAGATGCTTATAATGACCCAGAAAGTGATTCATTTAAGTATCGGTTAGCTAAAGAGCAATATCGTGATGAATACCTTGGTTACCTTCAACAGAAAGATCAAGTAAGAGAACAGGAGATGCAGCAAGCATATCAAAAACAAATGCAACAGCAACAAGCTCAAATGATTCAACGTCAAGCGATGAGTCATGCTGTAAACAACTTCGGTTGGGATCAGACAAAAGCTGCTGAATTTGTTGCTTGGTCGCAAAATCCTCAAAATCTAACGATGGACAATTTAGCTAAGTTGTTTGAATTGAGAACGAATACTGACCCAGTAGTGCAACAAAGAACACAAGAAATGCAAAATCAAGCAGAGCGTTTAGCTGTTCCTAAAACTGCAGCAGTGCAGACAGGAAAAGCTGAGCAACCTAGAACTGATGAGCAGTTGTTTAGTGATGCGCTATTAGGAAGGTAATCAAAAAGTAAACTAGAATAATAGGAGACACAAATGGCAGCTACAGAAAAGCTACTAAAAGCTTCTGGTGTACTTTATGACGATCGAAGAAATTTTTACATTGATCCTCAGGTCACTAAGGAGCTATGGACAGACGTTGCCCCATTTACTACAATGGTTAGTAATCAGGAAATGCGAAAAGTCCCAGACCCAATTTTTAAGATGTTTGAACATCGTAATCCTTGGGTAAAACAAGAGTTTCAAGCAGCAGAAGGAGCCACATTAGACAATGATGACAATGGGGATTCTCTGGAAGTTGATGGAGCAAGTAATCTAGCATCTTCACCAGATTCTTCTTGGATTGGTTTGGTTTGTGAAATATGGGATTCAACCAAATCAACAAACAGAGGAACTGCAGTTATTACAGCTATACCAGAAGCAAATCATATTACTGTAAAAGCATTAACAGGAGCGGCTATTTCCGTTTCTAATAATGACTACTTTATGGTAGTAGGTAATGCACATGGTGAAGGTAGTTCAGCTCCAGAAGCATGGGCAGATGAATTGCAAGTAGTATACAACTCTACTCAAATCTTTAAGACACCTTTACAGATTACTGGTACTTTAGAAGCAGCAGTACTTCGTGGAGAATCTTCAGAATTGGCTAGACTTCGTAGGCAAAAAGCTCAAGAGCACAAAATGCAGAAAGAAAAAGCATTTTTGTTTGGTCAGAGATTAGGTGGTACGGGTTTGCAAGAAGCATCTTATGCGGCTGGTAATAACGATACTAATAATGATGAAACATTTGCAGATGGTGGTAGAACGGATTCTGATGGAAATTTAGTTCGTTCAACATATGGAATTATTTCAGCATTAGAAAAGTATGGTGAATCTACTTCTACACACGATGCACAAAACGTATTTACTGTTGATAGTTCTTACGCTTATGGTGACTTTGTAGATGATATGGAAAAAGTATTTCAGTATATTCCAGAAGCAGGCGTTAAGCGTGCATTCTGTGGTGCTGGAGCACTTGGTTACTGGTCTAAAATGGCTGGAGCTTCAGGATTAGCTGGCAACTCAGGTTGGACAGTTTCTCTTGGAGACATGAAACGTGATGCTCTTGGTTTTAACTACAGAGTACTTGAAACACCTCATGGAATGTTGCAGTTGATTCCAACTCCAGCACTACGTGGGCCTTACAACAAGTACATGGCAGTTGTATCTGATGAGAATCTGTTCCATGCAGTTTATCGTCCTTCATTATATCAGACAAACATTAAGACCGATAATGCCTTTGATGGTGTTAAAGATCAGTACATGTCTGATGAAGGTGTTGGTATACAGCTAATTGAAAGTCATCATCTGTTTAAAATCACAGCGTAAGGAGGCTTATTATGGCTAGACCTTATTTAGGTGGTTCAAGTGCAGGAGTCAAAGAATTGACTGCTGCTTCAACCTTAGCTATTGCTGATAGCGGTAAAGTTTTTATGCTTAACTCAACTTCTGAGTTTGCAACAACTTTACCTGCTCCTAGTAACATTGGATGGGAAGCTACATTTATTGTAAAAGGCGCACCTTCAGGTGCAAGTTATACAGTAGTAGCTCCATCAGGTGCAATACTAGGGTCAGTAAGTGCTGGTGCTGCTGATGATGTAGCAGATACAAGTGATGGTAGTGATACTACTATTACATTTGTTGACGGTTCTGCAGTCGCAGGTGATTATGTAAAGTTGGTAGCAGATGGTACTAACTTTTATATAGTTGGAGGACTTGGAAAAGTCGCTGCTGGCATAACGATTAGTTAATAAACAAAACAAGTTGGGGGAGCCTAGTGCTCCCCTAACTAAATAAATATGACACAAAAACAATTAATAGAAACAGTACAGCAACATCATCCAAACTTAGGAGAAACACAAATACGTATTTTTCTTAACAAGGCTTTAAAAGAATTTTGTAGAAAGACTAGAGTACTAAATGGTACTGCTACTACAAATACAGTTGTTGATCAAAGATACTATACTTTATCTGATATAGATACTTCTATTTCTGAAATAACAAGAGTGGATTACGATAGTTATGAAATACCAAGATTAGTTGGTAAACCAGAAAAAACGGATTTAACATGAGTGTAGATTCTAGAAAAAGTGCATTAAAAAATGTTTGGTGGATTGAAAGAGATAAATTAGGTATAGCTAAAGTATCTGATGCAGATACAAGTACAGACTATGTATCTCCTTCTGAAGTTAAACAATTGACATTGCATTTTGTAAAATTAGATGAAGATTTTGTAGCCTCTGGTTCAGGAATTGCAATGAATGAATCTCCTGCTATACCAGAAGAATTTCATGATGCATTAAGTAAATATGCAATAGCTAAAGGATATGAGCTAAATCCTCAAACATTACAAGTAGCTCAATATTTTAATAATGAATGGGAAATGTGTATACGAGAAGGTAAAAAATATGCTAATAAAGGTAGAGATGGTTCTGGTTATCACATAAGACAATACGATTACTAATGAGTTTTAAAATACAAATAGAAGATTTAATAGGCAGTGTTGGTGATGATACATTAATTAGCCAATCATTGCAAGATGTTGGTGGAGAAATTATATCTGCATTACCTAATAAAAAATTATTACCAGTAGCTAAAACATCTGCCATTAGCTCTAGTGGGCTTACTATTGCAGATAAAAAAGTATTAGCAGTAGATAAAAGCGATGTAAGAGTAAAACCTATACCTGCTAATGAAAAAGCAAAATACAATGATACAGCATCTATTTATGCAGCTACTGATACAGATCCAGTTTATTACATTGAAGATGAAAAAGTATACATAAATGGAGCCGCAGGTAGCGGTGCTACTTCAGGGCATTTACATTATGTACCATTACTACCAACTTCTGATGGTAGTACTTTAACTGTTCATGGAGATAGTGCAGTAGTAAATTTTCCATTAGAAGCACAACAATTATTAGTTTTAGGAAGTGCAGTAAGGTGTTTACAAAGATTGCTTTCTGATAAAACATCTAGTTTGCCTAGTGATATAAGTTCTCCTAGTTTACCAGTACCTCCATCAACTCCATCTGCACCATCATTTACTTATAGTAATGCAAGTGTATCTGATATAGTGCAACCATTAATATCTATTAGTGATATGGCAGTTTTAACTGAAAATGCACCTTCTTATGTATCTCCAGTTTTAACATTAGGGGCAGCTCCAACTATATCAGATTTAAGTATATCAGTAGCTGTTCCAGTAGCACCAGCTTTAACAAGCAACTCTGTTAGTTTTAGTGCAACTGCTCCAGAGTATATTCCTCCAGTTGCTTCTTTTTCATTTAGCACAGTAGATACGTTTATATCTACAGACGAAGATATTGAATTAGCAAGTGCAAAAATACAAGAAATCAATGCTCAAATAGGAGAGTATCAAACTAATATACAAAATCAATTAAATGCATTTAATGATGCAAATGTTGAATATCAAGCTGAACTTCAAAAAGCTATAAAGAATGCTGATTTATCACAAACAGATGATTCACAATTAATGCAAAAATATCAAGCTGATTTGCAATCTTACCAAGCTCAGATTAGTAAAGAGGTACAAGAGTATCAGCAAAATATGGAAGGCGATTTAAGAGTTTGGCAAACAGAAAGACAAACAGATTTACAAAAATACAGTGCAGATATACAAAACGCTTTAAATTCTTTTAATGAAGCAAATGTAGTATACCAGCAAGATATACAAAGAAAGTCTCAAAATTTTCAAAAAGATATACAATCCGCTATTCAAAATGCACAACAAGAATTTAATACAAGAAAAGCTATTTTAGATAAAGATGTTCAGTTAGGACTTCAAAATGCTATTAATAATTTTCAAAAAGATGTGCAAGAGTATAGGTCTACATTAGATAAATATCAGGCTGAGAATCAAAACTATCAGGCTCAAGTAGGCTCTACAATGCAAAAATATGGTGCAGATGTACAGAATTATAATGCAAAAATGCAAAAGCATAATATGGATTATCAATGGAAACAAGGTCAGTATCGTCAGTTAAAATCTGAATACAATCAAGGCTTACAAATATTAATAAGTGGTGGTATACCACAACAACAAGGAGCTTAATTATGGCAAATACAAATAAAGTATCATTTGCAGTATCTCTTACTCCTAAGATTTTAATGGATGCTGCTGATGGTGTTAATCAAGAAATGGAAGTTATTAATGAAAATGTAAGAAAATCTTTAGGTGGGTCTGGAGAAATAACTTCTGATAGTGGAGATACTACTATTGTAGGAGGTTGGGCTAATGGAGTAAATACAGCAGTTACTTCTAATGGTACAGAATATGCTGTAGATACAGATACAGATATGGTGTTTTTTAAACACACAGGTTTATTGTTTGGAACAACTACATCTTCTCAAGTTGCAGATACAGTTAAGGTAACAATACATGGAGATGATACATCTAATGTAACTGGCGATGGAGTTATAATTGCAGAAATTGCAAATGGAGAAGCATTTTTATTACCAAGACCAGCGTCAGGCTTAACTTGGAAATTAGTGACAGGAAATAGTTCTAATCATGTAGGAGTAGAAGTTTTAATAGTAGCTACATAAAAAATTAATTAAACAAGCCCATTCACGGATCGTCAATCCTTAGGGCAGGAGGATAAC